AAAATGGCACCTTCAGCAGGGTTTATAGTTAATACATTTGTTCTTACTGCATACTTTAACGCTGCCTTAACATAGGTATGGTACTTCTTTACAGTTTCTTTTGCGTGTGTTTCCGCAACTATATTTAAAAATTCTTGATAATTTTCATGCGTTATATCTTTAAGCATTAAATTATAGTGTTTTCTAACATAGTTAGTAACTATCCGGATTTGCTGCAAGGTTTTTAAAGATACAACATTATCTTTATATAGCTTTCTCCAATTTTCCATATAGTCCGCTAGGAACGTTCTTTCTTTAGAAAAGTTTTTCCCTTGTAGCATTTCATTTTCTCTTATTATGGATGCATCTTTGGCTTCAGCTTTGGTTTTAAATCCACTCTTAGAAACTGCTTTTTGCTTTCCGTTATCGTAGTAGTAAACCTTATAAGCCCAAGTCTTTCCGCGCTTATATATACTAGCCAATTAAATCACCCCTTACAACTTAAACCATCACTTTTTTAAGCCCAAAATTTTAAACAAATCAAATGATGTTTTCTTATATACTTTGTTATAAATAGCCTTCTTTGGGCTTCTAAAAAGGCCAATTCCTTTCTTACCATATCCCGGTATAATAGCTTTCTTTATTTGTCTTTTCCATTTTGAAGTTGTTCTAGCTTTAATCATTTTCTTTAAACTAGGTTTTCTAATACCAAATTTCATCAATAACACTCCCTTTGTTAGTTGATTGATTTTTAATCTAGACTTTTATTTTTTCTCTTTTTTTAAGCCATTATATTCTATAGTTATTTCTGCTCTATATTTTTCATTATAGTAGTACAATCTTAAGCTAACTATTGGATTAATCATCCTTCTAACCATACGTGCATCGCATGAAGGGATGTATCCAATCTTCAAGTTATAAGCATAAACTGCTACAGCGTTGGAATCATGTGGATTATTATTTTCAAATACCAAGTTAACGATTTCTTTTCCGGAAACAATAGTATTGTTTTTCCCACCGGATTTTTTATAAGCATATTCTAATTCTAATTGTGAATAATCAAAACTTGATAATTGTTCTATATACATTTCAGTTTTAGGTTTTAACCAATTAAACATAATACAGCCCCTTTTAATAATATTCTCTCATTTCTTCCTTAACACCATAGACTGAAATTAACTTATCGAATGTGTCCGGAATGATTTGATATTGTTCTTGATAAAGTAATATCATTAAATCAGTTGCAAATTTATTGGCTTCTAATTCTAATTTACCTTTTCCCCCATAACATAAAGAATAGTAACCAATTAAATCTGAATGATCCATAGCGTGTTTTAATTCATGAGCCATAACTAAATATTTTTCTTTTGAATTTTTCAAAGAATTATTTAATAAAATAATAGGCTCCCCATCGTGTGTAACAATAATTCTCCCTTTTAATCTAGCAGGAAAATCCACAAATATATAACTAATGTTTAAGTTATCCGCTATCGTGAATGGATTAGCGGTTTTATGATTTTCTACTAATGCAGCGATATCCAATAATTATCCTTCCTTTTTGTCTTTTAATTTATCCCATAGAACGCTCCTAATAATTGCATCTACCTTTTCTTTTTCATCTTCGGTCAATTGAATACCATCATAAGATATAGTAGTGGTATTTAATTTAAGTGCTTTTTCAATATCTATTTCATCTTGTTTATCTGCCCAATCCGGAATTGATGTTTCTACTTCACCGATTAAAGCCAAAGGGCTAATTTGTAAAATTGTTGCATATTTTTTAATCTTATCTCTACCCATATTGTTAATCATACCGTTTTCCCATTTGCGTACAGTACTTTTGCCAACTCCAACATAATTGCCAACATCTTCCAATGTTAACTTTAATGATTCTCTTTGAGCCTTTAAATCAAGCATTTTAACCGCCCCTTTTTGTGTCCTAAGAACAACAAAAAAAGGTAAAGAAATAAAAAAAGTGTCAAAAAAGACAAAAAAACTATTGCAATCATTTTTTTTATGTGCTAATATAAAGGTGTCCTAAACGACACGGAAGAAAAGGGGTGAATGTATGAATTACAATTTGTTAAAATCTAAAATTTACGCAAAGGGGATGAAGATTGAAGAATTTATTGAGAAAATGAATGAAAATGTTCATGGGAATTTTAGTAAAACAGTGTACCATAAGCGAATGACGGGTGCAGTTTCTTTTAGACGTGAAGAAATCATTGCATGTCAAAAGGTGTTGGGATTAACACAAGATGACCTAATGGAAATTTTTTTTAATGACTAAGTGTCCTATAAGATACTTACTAAAGGGGTGATATAAGAAATGGAACAAGCAACATTGGATTATTATGAACCAATATTTTTAGAAGTGGTTAAAAGAAATCCGGAAAAGTTTGTTGAAATTATTAAACCATTTGTAGATACAACAAATAATAAAAGATGGTTAACCACAACTGAATTGTGTAATGCAATCGGAACTTCAAAAAGTAATTGGGATAAATCAGAAGTTAGAAATCATCCAATGGTTGTAGCTTCTAGAAAAACAGATACACGGCCATATAAATACAAAACGGATAGTTTAGAGATTATCCAAAAATTATGGGATGAACGAAAAAGGGGGAAACGATAGTGACACGAGTTGAAATAGAACGTACAAACAAACTCAAAAGAAAAACATATTGGAAAGAATTCAGAAAAACTTTTATAAAGAAGTATTTAAAATTTCTTAGTTATGTAGGATTAGCACTTATTGGAATAATTGCATGGATGCATCTATGGGTAGGCGCAGCAAACCAAAATTACAACCGTTTAGAATACATTAGAAAGAATGATCCATTTTATGTTAAGTCTAATTGAAAATATGTTTGATGATACTGAATTTGACGTGATACAGAATAGTGAAATTGTTGGTTCAGTCAAATTCAAAAACGGAAAATATTTATTATCTGTTCAAATGAAAGGAAGTAAATATTCAAGCAGAAGCACACACAAAACATTAGAAGCTGCTTTCAATACTGCAGTGGAATTGTTAGAAAAATAAAATGTGGTGACTAAAAATAGCCACCACACTCAAGAGTTAAATAAATTATACCATAAAAATACACAAAATCAAACGTTGGGAATTTTAGAAGGGAAAGGAGTTGCTTATGTGAATTACTTAAAACAAATTCTAGCAATCAATCAGCAACAACTTATAAACCCACTTTCTGCAGGACAATTTATCTTATTATACGCATTAATGAACGTTAATAACGATTGTGCTTGGAAAGAATGGTTTACTGTTGCTAATTCAAGACTAGAATTATTTACTCAATTATCCGAAGCAGGAATTAAGAAAGCTAGAAATGAACTTTCTCAAAAAGGATATATTGAGTTTAAAACAAATCATGGTAAAGCCACTTCATACAAAATAATAAAACAATATAATGATGTCGCACCTAGTACCGCACCTAGTACCGCACCTAGTACCGCACCTAGTACCGCACCTAGTACCGCATTAAATAAAGAAAAAGAAAGTAAATTAAATGAAAGTAAATCTAATAATAATATATCCACCAAATTATTAGAAAATCAATTCAATACTTTGTGGAATATTTATCCAAGAAAAGAAAGAAAGAACGATGCATTTAAGGCTTATTCAAAAGCTATTAAAAAAGGAGTTGAACACACTACAATTCAGAATGGTTTACAATCATACATCGATTATGTGAAGGCTAATCAAACTGAAACTAAATATATTAAACAAGGTGGAACATGGTTTAGTCAAGAGTGTTGGAATGACGAATACAAAATAGATTCTAATCCAAAAACTAATTTTTCAAGTTATCCAACCAAAGCTAAAGGCTATGTTGAACCACTGCCGGATTGGTTATTTAGACAACAGAATGAAGAACGCGCGCAAAGGGGTGTTCAATAATGGAATCTTTAATGCAGCAAGAATTAAGAGTATATAGAACGCTATTCATGGATGATTAAAGCCATTTCTGAATTAAAAACAACTGGTGATAAAGAATCTTATTTAAGCAGTAAAAGAAAATTGATTACAGAAAAAATGACTGAAGAAGAATACAATAAAAACTTTGGTTAAGGTTGAGTAAAAAGGGGAAAATAAATGTTATTTGTAATTAAGCATAACGGTATGTACTTTCAAGGGTTTAAAGATTATTCATCCATGGAAGGGTACTTAGATAAAAAGCATCCAAAGAGAACATTAAAATTTTGTAAAAATCAGCATAAAGCGATGGAATTTATAACGTATAAAAAAGCATTTGAGTTTAAACATGAAAACAACGTGTTAGGAACAGTCACATTAATTCAAGCAGCACCCAAACTGTTTGAGCCAATCAAACCGGATGAAAGTTTGATGTTTGTGGAAGTTAACGGTTATAACATTCAATTGTTAATGGCACGCGATGAAATAGAAAAGATGATTGGAACATCATCCAACAACTTCTACCACATGCAAAAAGATATTTTAAAAGTAAAGGTTAGCACGTTGAATAAGTTTTTGAACAATCCATACAAATTATTTCCAAACACTAGAAAGAAGATTACAGACAATTTAAAAGCATATTTTGAAGGAGTTAAGATGGCATGAATTTAAATGATCCAATTCATCAAAAGAGAATTGAAAGAGAAGAATTATTAAGACTGGTTGAAAAATGGTTTGTAGATAGAAATATGCAAACGCTAGATGGAAGCGGACAGTTAATTAAGCTACAAGAAGAAGTATTGGAATTGAAACAAGCATACAAGAATAACGATAGAGCAGAAGAAATTGATGCAGTAGGTGATATCACTGTTGTTTTAATTGGTTACTGCATGCAGCGCAATTTAAACTTCTTAGACTGCTTAGAAAGTGCATATCATCAAATCAAGGATAGAAAAGGAAAAGTGATTGATGGTGTTTTTGTGAAAGGGGTATAGCGATGGATTTACAAGAAAATGCACGAATTAAAGAAGCAGTAAACAAACCAAGTCACTATGTTGGAAACAAAGGCTTAGAAGTGAAAGAAGTTCTTGAAAACTTTGTTAAAAACAAAAGCGGTATGGAAGCGCACCGGTGGTGTAGCGCGGTTGAATATTTATTACGATATGCAGAAAAAAACGGTGTGGAAGATTTAAAGAAAGCTAGAAAAAATATTGATTGGTTGATTGAAGAAGGGGATATTAAATGACACTAACTTTATTTTTTAGAAATGAAAAGAAATTGGTTTTCTACGGTATAAGGAAATATGGTATTGAATATGGGAAATACCTTAAATTTACTTATGTAGGAGAAAATAGCAGTTGGAGTTTTAGAAATTCAGAAGAAGTACATGAAGGATGCTTTATGTTAGATGCAATTGCCGGTTACTACATTAATAGATAGGGAGGATGAGTAAATGAGCATACTAGATTTTATAATCAAACATCCTCTTTATTTTGACTTAATATTAATTAGTATCGGTCTAATTGCTTTGCTTTGGTGC